ACCTTCATTAAAATATAGGCACAATATTTTAATGATTGTTTTCAACAAATTGAGACAAATATCTAACGGTAAAGCGCGTGGGAAAGGGGGTTGTTCTCCAGCTGCTTGGCGGCAATGCCAAGATTCCTGGAATTGGGGTTCTCGTTACCCTTGTAGGGGTTGAACTGATGGAAAGTCTTGTTCTGATACTGCTGAGTCCAGCCACCGTTGGCCGCATTCATACGACCATCAATACGCGAGGTGTCGCTACGAACAGATGTGAGTGCACCACCTTGTTTCAGGGGGCTCTCTCTGACATTCATACGACCAGCGTTTCCGGGTCTATTTGCCTTACCACGGCGATCCTCGGGTCGGAATCCATACTTCATGAGTTCCTCATTCGTCTTCGCAGTAACCCGGCTGGCAGCACCAGTCGCGTAAGCACCATGGAAACTGTGAATACCTGGAGCTGGCTGGTTGCTGTACCTGTACTGCTCATCATTGCGATCAGACTTGAACCTAGTAGGATCCTGGGCAAGGGTCTGAGCAGAAACCATACGCTTGGCGCCATTGTAGCCTAAGCCATCGGTACGCATACCAGTTTCCGAACGATTGGTGGTTCTCTTAGTTCTTTCGTGTTCGTTACGAGGAACAACACCCGTCATTCCCTGAGCGCGTCCAGCCATAGTAGGTAAACGGGTAGGTAAATAGGATGTAGTTTCAGGTTTATTGTGAGTAAGTTGCCCAACCTTAGCCGAGCGACCACCAGTAACATCCACAGCTGGACCAGATCGGCCTGGTAAAGTCGTAAGACGGTATTCACCAACATTAATGGGGTTAACCCTAAACATTTGCTGATAACCACCGACAGCAGGTACATTGGCGTCAACCCCCAAACCTGGGCCAACCAACTGCTTTTCTACTGGGGAAAGGTTATTCATACGACCTTGGTCAAACATACGCCCACGCATATCAAGTAATTCCTGACCACCACTGCGTTGTTGGCGGCCAATGTCGGCAAAACTCGCCATCTCCCTCTTAGAGGGAACTTCCACACGGGAAACAAAATCATTTACTGGAGGAGGTAAAGCGGGACCAGCTCCATCATTCGCCATTACAATTTTAGCTTCTGGACTATAGTTTTCAGTCTTGGACTTATTCGTAGTACTCAAAGTCCTTCCAGCATAAACAAGCCCAGCTACGGCTAACAGAGATACAGGGTCGGCCATTCTTATTTCTTACTGACATTTTTATTAACGTACCTTTTCTGGAAAAGACCGTTTTGGAGATCGGCGCGGGTACTGGCAGGTTCATATTTCATGGTGCGAAGGGGAGTCTTGCATTCCATGTTAGTGAGGGGGAATAGGTTACGTTCATACGTTTGAACGATAGTCTTATTGAAACGAGAAGTAGACTGGGGTCTAAGCTCATCGCTGGTATCAATGTATTTCGCGGGGGCACCTTTGCCGGCCATGTAGGGGGCGGTACCATAAATCATTGTGTTGGGTCGCGAACCGTAGTTCAGGTGACTGGGCTGAGGGTAAACGAACACTTCATCGGTGGCGCCGACAGATGGGAGAGCACCTTTGTTGTCAACAATAGAAAGACCAGGTTGAAGCTGATACGCCATTTATTATTACATGAGAATATTAATCTAACTATAAGTTCCTCCACCTCCTCTCACACGACCACCGCCTCTGGGACCCCTGACATCTCCATCGCTTCCAAGTCCTGCGAACGCCTCTAATTGAACACCCCTTGCATCGGGATTACAATATTTGGAATCACTCTTGCACATGGGTCCATTCTTGGGACCGTAAAGCCACTCAGCAAACTGAGTCTGATCGCCTGGAATTTTTGATACTGGAGCAGTCACGAACTGGCGCTCAAACGCATTGCGCTTGTACATTGGTAAAGTCGAACGAGAGCGTCCAGAATCATAATTAACAGTGTCGCTACTGAACTTTTTAATCAAAGGCTGAGCTGTAGCATAATAGCAAGCCTCCAGACGATTTGGAGCATCCGTGTAGTCAGTCATAAGAACGTTGCCAAGGGGATTCTCCTTTGTAGGCTTTTGGCACACAGACATCTTGTCGGCGGTGCCGTAGGGCTCCTTAATGAGCTTCGCCTTGTACATAACGTAAATGATAGACAGCATTGTTGCGCCTAGGACGAAAATCCTGGGATCGCGACGAATCACAAATAAAACACATGTGGTGTAAATGATGAACCGCGATGCCGAATTGATCCTATCCTCTGGTGTTTGTTTGCTGTTAGGCCAGAACTCTAAAATTTTTGAATTTTTTACGAGCTGTTTAGGATCTTCGAACCAAACTTTCATTTAATATAGATGAGGTTTATTTTTTGGGAAGAGCACCACCCATACCAGACATCATACCAGACATAGATCCCATCATCTTCATTAGAGCATCCTGGTTAATGTCACCGTCACTGTTTTGCATCTTCTCAGCAACATCCTTAGCCATAGCCTCAATCGCGGTAAGGGTATCCTCGGGAACGGACTGAATAGTAGTTCCTAGAATGTATAGAGTCTGGAGATACTGCCAAACTGCATCCTTGGTACCGTCATTCATCTTCTTCCAAAGGCGAACGATATCAATCTCCGAGAGGAAATCAATGTCCTTGGAGTGAACAAGGATAAACTCCTCATTCTTAGCGGAAACCATGTCCGCATGGGGCTTTACGCTCTGCATAAAACCGTTTACCAGAAGCCTGGGACTTGTACTCTTAAGAAGGTCGAACGAAGTCAACATCTTCTTGATGCTTTTTTCATCTGGAAAAGTCTTGTGCAATTCCACAAGAAATTGACCCATCATGTCATTGAATGCACTAACGGACGCCATTTTCTTAATAGTACAGTGTAATCTTTAAGTTAGAAAGGGTCATTAGAAATAGCTTCCTTTTGACCAAGACCATTAAGTACAATCACATACACAAGAATTGCGACAAGTACGGCTGGTTTGGTGTATTGGTTGAGTTCTAATTTACCTTCATTATTCAAATACGCCTTAAGGTGAATGTAACCCGCAGTTGTGGCTCCGGCAATTAGGGCCGCGTATACTGGGTCGCGTAAATAGTCGGAGAGTTCCATTTAATTATAACCAACTTTTTTTGTACGGTAGTCTGGGGCGTCTCCGAATAGAACATCATCTTCTGGTTGAGGCTGTGGTTCACCCTGTGGTTCACCACCCTCACCACCTTCCACGGGATCGGGAGATTGAACACCTGGAACCGTCTTGAATTCATTGTCAAAACCACTTGGATCACTTTGCTCCTCCATAGGGTTCTCCATGGGTTGATTTTCCTGAAGTTCCTCTGGCGATGGCTCCATACCACCTTCAGGCTCTCCCATAGGGTCTCCTCCCTCTCCATCAAAGACATCGGGATCCTCGGTGTCTTGAACCTCACCATCTAGATCAATATCCCTAGAATCTTGCGACATATAGGTCTGAAGAATCTGTTGCACTGGGATCAGCTCTTTTACAGAGTTCTCAATACACGCACAGAAGCGACCAGTTAACTTCTCATCACGGTGGTAAATGCTCTGATCTTCATGGAACACATAGGGATCACGGTAGAGGTCCTTCGCAATATTGTTGTAGCAGGTTTGGATAAAAACCTCATTCGTTGGGAGTTTTAAGGAGATCTTCTTATTATCAGACTTGAGACGAACAGAAGACAAAATCTTAGTACAAGCAACAAAGACAGCCGCTAGAAGATCACTAAACCAAGCACAGCGGTTAGTAATGTTATCCGAATGCGACTTGGACATGGCGTTCGACCAGTTGGGAACCTCTTGGAGTAACTTCTGGAACATCATAAGATGCTTCTTTCCTTTAGAAATGGTATGAGCCTCTGTGTATATATCATTGAAAACATCAATCATAGGTGGACACATAATAATGCACATTTGCCCGAGGTATTCCTTCTTGGCTTCGACGAGCACGTTCAAATTATCCATTTATGATTAAGTGGGTTTAAAAATCAAACTTTACTACGCACCTCTCCTGTACTTGTTAGCCATCTTCTTGAGATTCATCAAGTCTGGAAAAGCGACATCCTCCTCACTCTCTTCACGTTCCTTCTTCTTTTTAGGAACTACCCAAGACACATATATATCAAATTCACTTACAATTTGTACAGTGAATCCACCAAGTTGGAACTGTCTTGCTACATAACGTGCAGCGGCTGATCTATCAAAGACTGGATATCCTATTAAAACCACTGGTATTGTTAAAAATACCTGTTTATGACCAAGCTCTACGCACTGTTTAATTTTTGAAGCAAACTGTTCGTAGATTTTTGTGTAGATTTCCTTTTTTATCTTCTTTCTCTTGTCATCAATTTGTATTATGTCATTGATGCTGATCATTACATTTAGCTCAACTTATTTTTTATCAAATCTAACTCACCAACATTGGGTACAGCACTCTCCTTGACGAGCTTGTAGTCAATGAACTCCTTGCCCATAGAACCCTTTGTGTAAACCTTAACCTTATCAGGAGCCTGGTCACTGAGAGGCTGGGAGCGGAGAGACGTCAGCTTAAGCTTCTTACCACTGACTTCGAAAGTGGCAACAACTGCGAAGCCGAAGGAGAATCCATCATTGCGAACCACCATGAAAGTAGCCTCATAGAGCTGACCGGTGGTACCCTCATACACCTTGACCGATTGGGTCTCGATGATATAGGTGGAGAATCCAAGACGCTTGTTAAGCTCCTTGTTTGTTTGAAGAACGAGTTGCTCCATGGTGTCATGGTCAACCTTAGCCTCAATTTGGGAGTAACCAGACATATCTGGTCTGGGGTCGTTAAGCTTGACGTAATCAATGGGCTTCTTGTATCCTGAGAACCCAAAAGTCTCTGTGAAATTTTCACGCTTAATCATGGCCAGGATGAGTAGACCAACTGAAATACCGATGATGACCTTAAGTAAATCCATCTTTACTATAATGCGTTAATTTTTTTTTACAAAATACCCC